GTTGTCCCCCGCGTACTGGTAAAAACGAACAAGAAATAATTGATGAGTTTAATAAACTTGTTAGTTATCCGATTCATCAATTTGAATTTGTTGATGAGATAACCGGAACAAAAGATGTAATTATCAATAAATCAAGAGTTGGATCTGAAGCAGATCAGTTCTTTTCTAATATGTACAAGACCAGAATTAATTATAGCGAAAATGATACTGGTTACTCGATCTATGATTTATTTGCGGATGATAAGTATCTTCCTAGAATGATCAAGGGTGCAAAGAGACATATTCGTAGAGATTCCTTCTATAACTTTGCTCTATCTTCAATTAAGAATGATCCAAAGTATTCAATCATTGATGTATCTACTGGCGACGAATGGATGGAAGCATTCTTTAGTAGTCCTGAAATATTTCAGGGTTATGATTTTATTCTAGAAAAGAACAAGAAGAAGAATGGACTGAATACTGGTTATTTTCAACTAGAACAATCTAGAATACTATCTCTAGACAAAGATTTATTTCTTAAGTGGAAATCTAAACTTTCTTATCGTCATTACTCAACCTTTGACATACATAACATCGAGAGTGATGATGTTTTCCACATCCGAGTGTATGAAAAGGGACAACGAATATTTCCAAAGTGTTTTCCTTCGTTTAGGATTGGTTATATCCAACCTGCGGTGAACTTCCCACCTCTTACTGCAAAGTTTCTTTATGAAAAATATACTTCTCATATTACAGGAAATAATTCACTTACTATTTACGATCCTTCTAGCGGTTGGGGTGGTCGTCTTCTTGGGTGCATGTGTATGTCTGATCATGTTCGCATACACTATATCGGAACTGATCCAAACAGCGAAAACTGGTTTTCAGAAAATTCGTCAAAATACCACAACTTAGCAAACTTCTATAATACTAGAACATATAGAGGTAACTCTTTCTTTAGCGATACCCATACCTTTGAGTTGTATCAGTATGGTTCTGAGGAAATAGGAAAACACATTTCAAAGGAAGTGGATCTTGTATTTACTTCTCCTCCCTATTTCAATAGAGAGGCCTATTCGAATGATAATACACAGTCATATAAGAAGTTTTCTAATTATGATTCCTGGCGAGATGGATTTTTAAGACCAACACTTGAAACCTGTGTCAAATGGTTGAAGAAAGATCGTTATCTTCTTTGGAATATTGCAGACATTCAAATTGGCGGTAAATATTTGCCACTAGAAAAAGATTCTAGAGATATTTTGGAAAGTTTGGGAATGAAATATGTCGAAACGATGAAGATGGCAATGGAAGGAATGCCGGGACAAAATAGATTAGACTCAGACGGCAAACCAAAGTGTAAAAATTATTGCAAAGTTAATAATACATACTTGAAATACGAACCAGTTTTTGTATTCTATAAAGAGTAATGGCAAAGAAAAAAACATTTGAAGAACCAACCCCCACTCCATCGATTGATGCTAAGGAGTATGAGGCAGAGGTTTATAACGCATACAATACTTATCGTGGTATTAGTACATCCAAGGATCATAAGAAATGGGTAACAGATTATGTTACCAATCTCAAGAGAGATCCTATGATCTATTCTCACGGTAAAACAAAAGACTACACTCCATTCGGTATCTGGGCAAGAATGCTATATCGTGGCATTTTAATTCCCGAAACTGAAAAGAAGGTATTTGATGATTTTCTACTTAAGTTAGAAAACAAATATGCCGATTATCTAAAGAGTAAGAATAAGTCAATAGAAGAACGAACAAAGAGGTTTGCAGATACATTGTGCAAGCATCTTGTAGATATTAATATTTTCATTGATGAATGTTCTACCCTAATTCAGAAAAAGAAAAAGAAAGACATCAATGTAAAGAAAACTTGTGATAAGTTTGAAATTACTCCTGCTTTTTATACAGAGGTTATTCATTTTATAGAAGACAAGTTAAATGAGTTGTACCTTGCGAGAGATAAGAAGGATGATCAATTGGTAGAGGGGTATTCGTACTTTACTAAATCACAATTGGTTTCTTACATTGAAACACAAGAAGAACTTTTGAATTATTATAATTCAAAGATTCAAGAGAAGCGACAAAATCGTAAGCCAAGAAAGAAAAAGTCTAAGACTCCACAACAAATTGCATCCAAGGTCAAATATCTGCCATCCTTTAATGGTATTAATTCCATGAAACCGGAGCAGATTGTTGGTTGTTCTTCTGTCGTCGTATTGAATATTAAGACTAAATCAATTACAGTATATAAAGCAAAGGCAAATGAAACCTTTTCTTTCAAGGGAACTACTCTTTTGGGTGTAGATGAAGAAAAATCAAGTATCAAGAAGATTCGTGGATTTGATAAGTTTATTAAAATTAACAATTTAAATTCTGTAAACTTTAAATATGCCGAAACTCTGTTTTCTTCTATAAATACTAAAGAGTCGAAACCAAAATCAAGAATTAACGAACATTGTTTATTCCTGAGTAGTCAAAAATGAATCAAACCGATAAATTAAAATTCAGTAAACAATATAGAAAATATGATGCCGAAGGCAGAATTATTCAATATAAAAAAGGAGATGTTGTAGTATTTAATGGAGTTAATTATGTTGCTACTAGAAATGTTACATCATCACCATTTTATACTGATGGTGGATGGGAAAAATTAACTCAATCTCCTACATTTTTTTGTCAAACCCAAGAACCACAAATATCCTTTGAAGGTGACCGTTGGTTTAATCCAGACGTAGGTCTTCTTTATACGAGAGTTTGTGATAATGGCGGTCTTCATTGGGTTGCTACTTGACTATTTAATTTATTTGTGATATACTATAAACATGATTTTGCTAGATAATAATCAGATCATTCTTGCCAGTATTTTTGTTGGTCTTAAGAATGATCCAAATGTAACCGAAGATCTCATTCGTCATCAGGTATTGAATTCATATAGAATGATTCGTAGGTTGTTCAACGAAGAATATGGGGAACTTGTTATTTGTCAGGATTCTTCTAACTCTTGGCGTAAGCAATATTTCCCACAGTATAAGGCAAACAGATCAAAGAGTCATTCCGAATCCGAATATGATTGGGATGAAATTTATCGTATTCTAAACATTGTGCGCGATGAAGTTCGTGATAATTTTCCATACAAGAATATGCGTGTAGAAAACTGCGAAGCAGATGATATTATTGCAGTTCTTGTTAAGAATAATTCACACAGGGAGAAGATTGTCATTGTCTCCAACGATAAGGACTTTCAACAACTTCAAGTCTACCCCAATGTCAAACAATATAGCACCATGAAAAAGGAGTTTTTAGAATGTCGAAATCCAAAGTTCTTTCTTCTAGAACACATTCTTCGTGGTGATTCTTCAGATGGTATTCCCAATATTCTTTCTGATGATGATGTTTTCGTTGAGGATCAAAAGAGGCAGAATCGTCTAACTGCAAAGCGTATAGAGCAGATGATGAACACTGCTCCTCGGTTTGAGGATCATGTTATTTCTAGAAATTGGGACAGAAATAGCACTCTTATTGATTTTACTTGTATCCCCCAAAATATTGAGAACAGAATTATGGAAGAATATGAAAAGCCTACAGTTGTATCAGATAGGTCCAAGGTTCTGCCCTATATGATCAATAATAAACTAAAGAACCTTATTTCAGTAATAGAGGAGTTTTAATGTGAAACGAGATTATGACCGAGACAGGGATGAAAGACCACTTCGTCGCAAAGACCGTGGATCTATTGATAAGGAAAATACTTCCCGTAAGCGAAATGTAAAAAAGGATTTACAAGAATACGTTGACAACATAAATTCGGGAGAGTATGATGACGACTTCGATGACGATTTCGAGGAATAATATGACAACTACAATAACAAAGATTAATTTTTCAAAGGAAACTCTTTCCATTCTCAAGAACTTCGCAAGCTTGAATTCAAATATTCTTGTGAAGCCCGGTAATGTTATCAAGACAATTACCCCTTCAAAGAATGGAATGGCAGAGGCAAAGGTTACAGAGACATTCGATACTGAATTTGGTATCTGGGATCTTAATAAGTTCCTTGGAGTGATTAGTCTTTTTACCAATCCAAATTTTGAATTTATGGAGAAGTATGTTCTTATCTCCGGTGGAGGTTCACAGAAGGTAAAGTATTTTTACTCTGAACCAAAGCTACTTACTACCCCCACCAAGAATGTAAATATGCCACAGACTGTGGTTAGTGCCACTCTTTCCGGTTCTGACTTTACACAAATTCAGAAGGCGTCCGCAGTTATGCAACTTCCGGATCTTTCTTTTGTGAATAAGGAAGGTTCTATTGTTGCACGAGTTACTGATCTAAAGGATCCAACCGCCAATAGTTATGAAGTTGGTGTTGGTGATTATGATGGTGATGCAGACTTCAAGTTCAATTTCCAAATTCAGAACATCAAGTTGCTTGCTGGTGATTACGACATTAATTTTGCAAAGAATACTGTTGCCGAATTTGTAAATGTCAATACAGATCTTAAGTATTGGTTTGCAATGGAAACTGGTTCGACGTATACTGAGTGATATATGCAAAACAAAGAGAATGAGTTTCTGTGGGTGGAGAAGTATCGCCCACAGACAATTGAAGATTGTATTCTTCCGGGGGAGTTGAAGAAGACTTTCCTCGACATGGTGAAGCGTGGGGAACCACAAAACCTTCTTCTATCGGGTACTGCCGGTATCGGTAAGACTACCGTTGCTAAAGCACTTTGCAAGGATATCGGTGTTGATTCAATGATTATCAATTGTTCCGAAAATGGAAATATTGATACTCTGCGAACTGACATTCGCCAGTTTGCCAGTACCGTATCCCTTTCGGAATCCAAGAAGACAGTTATTTTGGATGAGTTTGACTATTCAAACGCACAGAGCATTCAACCCGCTCTACGAGGTGCGATTGAAGAGTTCTCCAATAATTGCCGATTTATTCTTACTTGTAATTACAAGAGCAGAATTATCGAACCAATTCATTCTCGGTGTACTTGCATTGAGTTTAAGATTCCACAGAAGGAAAAACCTGCACTTGCCCTAAAGATGCTCGGAAGAATCAATATGATTCTGGAGAAGGAGAAGATCAAGGTTAGTGATTCTGCCGTTTTGGCACAGCTAATTGCGAAGCATTTTCCCGACTTCCGTAGGATTATTAACGAACTTCAGAGGTATTCTGTCTCTGGTGTAATTGATGAGGGCATCCTGTCCAATTTCGTGGAACTGGATATGAAGACTCTTATCACTGCGATGCGTTCCAAGGACTTTGGAGCGGTTCGTAAGTGGGTGGTAATGAATCTAGACAATTCCCAGACAGAGATCTTCCGTAAGGTGTACGACAGTCTGTATGACTTCCTAAGTCCTCCTAGCATCCCCGAAGCGGTTCTGGTGCTTGCTGAGTACCAATACAAGTCTTCCTTCGCTGCGGATCAGGAAATCAATCTTGTAGCATGTATGACCGAACTAATGATGAGATGTGAGTTTAAATAATGCCGTCTTTGGGTGATTTTCTAAGTTCTATTAACTATAACAAGAAGGATCTTATCAAACAAGATCCTCTTGCCGAAAAGGATTACCTACCATTTGTGACAAATAGGTGTCTATCTTATTTTCCTGATACTGTTTTTTATGCAAATCAAATGAATTTGATGCCGCATTTGGACAAGAAGATGCAATATGATTATTTGCGCGAAAAACTCTCAAGGAGAAGTAGATTCAGTAAGTGGACAAAACAGGAAGAGAACCCAGATATTGATGCAATAAAGCAGTATTATGGGTATTCAATTCAAAAGGCAAAACAAATTCTGCCCTTGCTTTCTGACGAACAGGTTGCTATAATTAAATCTCACCTAAATACTGGTGGGCATAAATAATAGAAAGGAAAATACATGAATTTTAATCCAATC